GCTACTTAATGCCCGCCCCAATAGGGGTCGGTTCTAAAACCTAATATCAACACTTAATCCTAGGAGGATTAGAACATGGCTTTTCCAGCCCCAACAGGTGGAGCAGTAACCAGTTCCGCAAGCATTAGTCCAAACGGCTACGGCTCGGCAACCGCCCTCTCCCCAGCAATTCAGCAAATCTGGTCCAAGGAAATCTTGTTCCAGGCAATGCCAGTCCTACGTTTTGAACAGTTCGCAGTAAAGAAGACGGAACTTGGTGTAATGCCAGGACTCACCGTCAACTTCATGCGTTACAACAACCTTTCGGTTAGCGCAAGTGGTTCAGAACTCACCGAAGGTACCCGCATGGAACCTACGGCGTTGACTGCATCGCAGATCCAAATCACCGTTAAAGAACAAGGTAAGTCGGTTGCAGTAACCGAACTTCTCTTGAACGCATCGTTTGATGACGTTATGGCTTCGTCCAGCCGCTTGCTCGGTCGTCACATGGCACAGTCCATGGACGTTCAGGCACGCAACACGCTGTACTCGGCAGGCGTTCCATTCGGCGGCGGTTCAGCAGTTGCTCCATCGGTAGTCTTCGGTCGTACGACCAACGGCTCAACCCGTGGCTCAATCGCTCCTTACGAGTACTCAAGCGCTGGTTCAGCATCGGCTCCTGGTTACCTCTCGCCTGCAACTATCAAGGACGCAGTTGAAATCCTTGCTGGTCAGAACATCCCACGCCTTGGCGACACATACGTGTGCTTCGTTCACCCATCGCAGAGCCGCTCGCTCCGTGACTGGCCTGAATTCATTGAAGTCACGAAGTATGCCGCTCCAGGAAACTTCATGCTCGGTGAAATCGGTCGTATCTACGACGTAGTGTTCATTGAAACCACTCAAGTACTTCAGGGTGGCACTGGAATCGTTGACGTAACCCCAGGTGGTTCAATCAACGACCCAAGCGCAACCTCGTACAGCGCAATGATGATCGGTGACAACGCATTTGGTCAGGCAATCGCCTTGCCAGTTGAACTCCGTGACGGTGGCGTAATTGACTTCGGTCGTGAGCATGGTCTCGCTTGGTACGCAATCTGGGGCTTCGGCGTAATCACGCACGAATCCCGAGTGTTGATCAACACCAAGGGTGGCGCTATCGCCTCTGCCTAATTAGGCAAAATGAAGTAGAGTTAAGGGGCGGGGTAAAACCCGCCCCTTTATTCATAGTTAACTTAAACAAACAGGAGTAATCATGGCAACCAAAAAAGTCAGTCAGTTTGCTGAGGCTGTTGATACAGAATCAGAAGAAGTCGTTGTAGAAGTACAACCGCTTGAAGTATCCAGTGACCAAGTCTCTGCCCGTGTTAAGGGTACGTGGACGATGTTCTGGGGACAATTAGTTTTTAATTTTGAAGACGGTAACCGCTACACGATCCCTCGTGACCTCTACAATTATTTGAAGAAGAGCGGAAATATCTACGACACTCTGTGAGGTAAATGATGGCTGGTTTTACTGTCCCTAATGCGACGGATTACGCCACTGGTGGCATTATTGCATCTCTGGATCAATCAGAACCAGACTCACTTGACTTTTCTTCGTTAGCAGACCGACGTGACTTCGTAGTCACTGGTGGCTCTGCTACATCCGTAACCTCTGCGGCGACTAACGCTACCCCTGCCTACTTAAACGTGGCTCTTGCGGCTTCAGAAGTACGCATCAATGGCGTGTATGGAACAATTAGTTCTTCTACTATTGTTGTCCCGTTGGCCCCAACCAACACCGACTCTAGATTTGATCTCATTGTAGCGTTCAACGACAACGGTACTTTTCAATACGCCGTAGTTTCAGGTACAGCAAGCAGTACTAACCCTGTATTTCCAACACCCACCGATACCCAGATCCCTCTGTATGCGGTGTACGTAAAGAACACATACAACACCAGTTTCTCAACTGAGTTGCTCGTTGATAAGCGTACGTTTGGCTCAACCTCCTTAACTCGCTCTGGCAGCACTACCCCATCTGGTTCTCTTGGTTCTACTGGCGATGTTTATCTAAACACCACCACAAACGCTAATAACGGGCAATCTCAGGTCTATGTAAAGACTGGTGCATCTACTTGGACCAACCTTGCTACCTATGTAGCGATGGCTTCAGCCAATACGGCTAACACTTTGGTTCAACGTGACGCAAGCGGTAACTTTATTGCAGGTGATATCACAGCAACTTCGTTTACTGGGTCTGGTGCGGCTCTTACAAACATCTCTGGTACAAACCTTACTGCTGGGACTGTTGGAACTACCCAACTCACAGATGCGTCTGTTACAACCGCCAAACTTGCAACGGGTGCTCCTCGTGCAGGTTTTAACTCAACGGTTAATGCTGTAGCGGGTTCATACACTTTGGTAGCAAGTGACTTGGGTAAGTTAGTTGAAGTAGCAAGCGGTTCAGCGTGCAACCTCACCATCCCTACTGACTCTGTTGCATTTACTACAGGTGATCGCATTGACATCATACAAACTGATCTAGGTCAAGTAACACTAGTTCCTGGTGCGGGCGTTACCCTAAACACTGACAGTGGTAAGCGCAAACTCCTTAGCCAATGGGCGGCTTGTACCTTGATTAAGCGTGGTTCTAATAGTTGGGTGGCTATCGGAAACCTTACGGACTAACGTATGATTCCAGGAATTGTAGATTCCGCAGTTACAGCCACTCGTGCATTCACAGACGAGTTCTCAGGAACAGGTTCTTTAGCACAGCGCTGGACCAGTACACGTGGCTCGTGGTCTGTTGTAGGAGGAAAGTCATCTACAGCGACTGCGGCTTCTTCGTATCCCTTGGCTTCTTTTAACTCTAATACTCCTGCTGTAAGTGTACGTGTGGACTACGGGACAGTAGATACACATGGTTGGGGAGTTGCTTTTTGGGTTAAAGATGCAGACAACTGGTGGGCAGTTGTAACTGACAAAACTTTTGGATACACATGCCCATCTGGAGGAACACTCACAGGAACTAATTGTAAATTACCAGACACTACAACTACAACCACAGGTCTGTCTTGTACTTACTCATGTCCAGGTCCAGGTCAAATATTGTCTGGCACTGGTTGTTATGCATATGGTTGTCCTCCTGGAACCATACAAGAAAACTACAATTGTCCAGGAAGTTCTCCGTACCCTTGTGCCTATTACTACGAAACATCCCAATACTCCTATTGGCTTTGTTACCCAACTGAACTTTTATACCTAGGTTCTGCTACCGCAAATTGCACCCCTTACTCTATTGTAACTACTGTTCCAGGTGCTACGTATAATGCAACCCTTCAATACACTTATAAAATTAGATTAATTAAATCAGTTAATGGAGTTGTATCTGAGGTAGATACAAAAACTATTCAAACAACAACGACATCTAACTCTACAATTGAGTATGTGCAAGCAAGCATTTCTAAGGCTGGAGTCATCACGGCAACCGCAAGAATGAATGGTGGCGTCACCGTAGAGACGCTAACTAACACCCCATCTAGTCCTGCTACAGCAAAACGGCATGGTTTTCTTTTGGCACCAATTACATCGGGAACGCAAGCAACGGGGGTAGAAAGGTTTATATACTCTCCTGTATGAGTTCACAAGAACTTACTCCAGAACAACGTTTGGACATTTGTCGTGAATGCCCCCGCTTATTCACACCAACCATGACTTGTAAAGAGTGTGGTTGTTTCATGAAAGTAAAAGCACAACTCAAAGGGTCAAAGTGCCCGATAGGAAAATGGTAACAATATGACATATGAACTAATTACAACATTAAATGGACCTTTGATTAAACGAGGTGCCGAGTACATCACCGTACAAGAACCTCACTTATTAATTGAACTTGCTGAGGCTGACCCAAACTTCATACCAGCCGTTAAAAAACACATCACAGAAAACTTACGTTCATCTATTGAAGACTTGTGTGAAGCCTTTCAAGACGGTATGTCTCATATGTCCCCGTCTCTCAACGCCTACATGAATTCTGCTTTTATGTTTAATAACTTTATTAATGGTCCTTGGGCTAACTATAAAAGAGCCAAGGCAGAAGGTGGCTTTCAATGACTTTAGAGCGTCCAATCCCTAAGCCAGCAGGAGCCGTGGCGGATATCCTACGTGTCCTTGGAACCATGTCACATCGCTTTAGGGAACAACAACCAGCCATAAATCAGCCTTACCAAGACACTATCCCTGGGGCTGGCTCAGGAGATCAGTAATTTGAAGTAAACTGTAAGCATGTCAATCTACGCCCAGAGTATCCTTGATGAGGTCACAGAAGTAGCACGGACATACCTCCGAGACTTCCCTAAGTTCTTTCAAGTCTCCTTTGACTCGGTAGGTAGGACTTACGAGTTAGGGCATTCTAATATTGACCCTGACACTTTGTGGATTGCCAGTAATGTTGGCGCCTCAGTTAGCGAATTAACTACCGCTCAGTACTCCTTGGATACCCGCAATGGAATCCTCCGATTGGCTACCACGCCTGCGTCTGGCGCCAAGATCATGATTGAGGGCTACCACTACGAGTGGGTTTCCCCACAGGACCTTGAGTTCTACGCCAAGCAAGCAATCAACCAGCACACTTTTAGTCTTGATATACCTCTAGAAAACATGGCTAAATTAATTATTGAGACCATCGGTATTGGTGCAATTGTAG